CTCCTCGTCTACGTCCACGTTGAATGACGGGGGAGCCGCTTTTCTTTCGGGGTCATCCATGATTTCTGTTAGAAGCACATTGCCGAAGGGGTTTTTCGCGTTCGACGGATAGTAATCCGATCGCAACACTGACTCTAAAGTGACAGGGTTGTCAATCACAACTTTGTGATTCTGATTGTTGTTGTTAATATCAAAGCCCTCTGGTTTATGGAGCATGGTGCTCACTATTTGTTGTTTGCGAAGCTTGTAGACTGCGACAATCACAAGCAGTGTCATCAAGCCGATCAAAAGAAAAGATATTTTCATGGTAACCAAGCTGCCTAAAACGGAGAGCAAGATGACCATTCGCGTCATGGCATTCAGTTTCTCCTCAAAATTCATCGACGGTGTTGGCCATATCTCACTGATGTGGTTTTGATCCAATAACACCCCTGGATTCTGAAACCAGAACGATGCTGAAGACATTGTTTTTAAAATATTATTATTTACTCTTGTGATGCTTTATTTTTTTTTGTTTGTCCTTTTTTTGTTCGTCTTTTTTTCTAACCCTCCCTTTTTTTGAAATCTAGACCACCTTCTTTGCTTTGTTAGCCTTCTTCTTCTTGTTGTTGTTACCTTTCTCTTTCTCGTCAAAGAGTGAAACCAATTCTTCGTCGGTCAACACTTTTTGAGCGGGTTGTGGTGGTTGTTGTTTTGGCTGTTTTTCTTCCTCTTGCTTCTGTTCGCGCTTCTTTTGCATCCGTTCCTTCATTTGAGCTGTCCGCATTTTTCGTTGCAGTTGCTCTTCCATAGCGTTCATATCGAAGCGGGCATTTTTGCCGAGGTTGGGCATTCCCATTTTCGAGAAAATGTCCTGAAGATTGGACATTCCTGGCATCGACTTCATCCGATTCAAGATGTCCATGCTCTCTTTCAACATTTCCCCTTCGTTCAAATCACCCGCTTTCATCTTTTCGTCCAAACGCCCACCCACCGTCTGGAACATATTCATCAATTTGTTAGGGTTCTTGAACAGGTGCTGTATCACGTCTTGCGGAGAGGTAATGTTCGCAGTGTCGAGATTGAGATCGCGTGCTGTCTCCTCCGCGAGTTCCATCGCAAGCTGACCCATCTTGCCGCCCATAAAATTTCCAAAGACGCCATGCAATTCTTCGGCATCGGGCATGGAGAAACTGGGCTGAGGGATATCGTTCGTGCCCTGAAACATGGTTTGCATACCTTCCAACGCCTCTTGCAACTTGTTTTTCAACTCGGTCTCGTCGATGGATTCGAACAGTTTGGCTGTTTCGCCGAATTCGCTAGCATTCTTTACGCTACCCATGATGGTGAAAGAGATCAATTGCAGGTATTTCCAAATTGTCTCGCGAGTCGAGTCTGATACATCTTCGAGGATCCACAGATGTTTGAAAACGATGCCGGGAAGGAATTCGGTATTAGCGTCGCTTTCCTCGTCTTCGAAGATCGATGCGTTTTTGTACAACAGATCAAAGAACCGTTCGGGAAACACTTTCATGCAGTGTTTGAACACGTATTGGATGCGATCTTCCTTGTCCACGCTTCCCTCTGGCCACCAGCGACGTATGAGCACATCATATTCCGGAAAGGTGGTGGTGATGTCGCGGACAAAATCGTCGATGACTTTGGGGAATTCTTGCGGAAAAGATGTCGATGTTTCTGATGATTCTGACATTGGTGTTAATTTTATTTTGTTAGGGTACCAATACTTTTTTCTATTTAAGCTAAACACAACTTGAACAAAAATGACAAAAAAAATGACAACAAAATGACAAAATCTCAAAATAAAACAAAATGAATTTGAGATATTGTAAAGCCTAGGATCACGGTTCATACATGAGAGCGATCTTGCACAGGTTCTGCAAGTACTTCATCGTCTTTGCTTGATTGTCTGGGGACATGTTTTTCACAGGTGCGCGAAGGCGGTTGATTGCTTCCATGATCTTCGCAGAGTTGTCTGCTTTGGCAAAGTCTTGCGAGTAGTCCTTGTTGATGAAAAAATCGATGTTGCCCTGTTGGATTTGCTCGCCATACGGTGCCACGATGTAACTCTTCCAAATAAGCATCAGCAGCTTCGGGTTTGCCTTTCGGATCGCAAGAAGAGAATTCTTCGCGGTGGCCACGTCGACGTCGTCCGGAAACACCGACTGAATATCGTTCAAAAATTCAGAGAAATGTTCATTGAATATGGTCAACAAATTGGCAGGTGCAGACATTTTTTTGCTTCCTGTCTTTGGTTTTTGTTGTGTTTGCCTTTTTTTTTTCTTTTGGTGAAGGTCCTCTTTAAATAAAATCTCTTTTTTTTTTAAACCTTCCGATAATTGATGTTGGCCAATTCGCTGTCTCGTTTCTTCTGCAAATCTTCCATTTTGATGTCCCCCTCTTTCAGTTTTCCAGCGAAAGAGGACTCTTCGGCACCCTTGGTGAACATGCCATTGTCATTCACACTGACGTAGCTGTGCATTTGGCTCAGACCGCCACCCCCCTTGGTGCCCAGAGAATCGGCGTCCAAATCAACGAAACTGAAATTGTCCGAAGCGATGCCTCCTCCGTATCCACTGAAGGCGCCGAAAGAGAACGCCATGGGTTCCATGTTGTTCTGTGTTGCGACTTGTGTGCGCGTCACTTCCTGTGGCCGGAAGTGATCGAGGATGGCTTCTCCGTACAACACTTGGTAGCCTTTGTTCAAGAGCAGCATGGCTGGTACACGCGTAATATTGTCTGGCATGACCATTTTCTGATTGTTTTTCAGCTGAATGTAAACCTTGCCGTCTCTTTCGCGCGTCCGATTGTCAATGCAGACGAAATGGACATCCTTGGCGACCTGGCTTTTCGCGAGGATTTGAAGAATTTTCTTTGAATGTTCGCAAAAATTACTGTAGTAAAGGATACAGCTCATTTGATTTTTTTTGGGAGAGAGAAGGAATCTTCGCCACAGTTATTACTGTTTTTCTATATTGAATTGAAAAACAAAAATAAGGAGAACAAACAAAAAAAATTGAAAGAGAACAACCATTTCAAATCAAGAAAGGCCAAAGACATCAAATCAAATCAAATCAATCAAAATCAAAAGATGACGTCCTCCGAAATCAAAATCTCCAATTACAACGACGAGAGAAATGGTAAATTGACGTTTACTATTGAGGGCATCGATGTCTCTGTCGTCAACGCGTTGCGTCGAACTATCATGATGGATATCGACACCGTGGTGTTCAAGACCATGCCCTACGAACAAAACAAGGCAACTATCTCTGTCAACACGTCTCGCTTGAACAACGAGATTCTCAAGCAAAGACTGAGTTGCATCCCCATTCATAACCCGTCGTTTTTCGCAGAGGGACGCTTGAATCAACTCGTCCTCGAACTCGATGTTGAAAACAAGACGAACACAACTCTGACGGTCACCACAAAAGATTTCCAAATTCGTCAAAAGGGAAGCGATCCACCGGCCTATCTACCTCCCGATATGTTGAAGACCATTTTTCCGCCGTTCGTCGCTCCCACCTCAGAGGAGTTTTACATCGAGTTTGTTCGTCTTCGCCCCAAAATTGGATCGTCTGTTCCAGGCGAAAGAATCAAATTGGAGTGCGAGTTCAGCATCGATTGTGCTCGCACGGATTCCATGTTCAACGTGGTCAACACATGTTCTTACGGTTTCACGCCCGACAAGGAAAAAATCAAACAAGCGTCGGCCGAGCTGCGTGTGAAACTGCAACAGGAGGGGAAAAAACCAGACGAGATCGAGTTTGAGATCAAAAACTGGCATTTGCTGGAAGCTCTTCGAATCACCGTCCCGAACTCGTTCGACTTTGTGCTCGAGAGCAACGGCATCTTCACGAATGAGGAATTGGTTTATCTTGCCTGCAATGTTATCATTCGTCGCATTCAGGCTCTGTTGAACGGCGGATCATTACGAGCGACTCCGTCTCCGACGACCGTCAAAGATTCCTTCGATGTTCGTCTGGAGAACGAAGACTACACCATAGGAAACGTCCTCAATTACATATTGTACGAGTGTTTCTTCGACAACCAAGACAAGCTGCAGAACAAATACTCCTTTTGTGGCTTCAAAAAGTTCCATCCACACGACACTCACAGTGTGATCAGATTGGCGTACCTCGAACCAGCTCTTGCCAATGATGCAGTAGAAGATGTCCGTTCCGCACTCAGAGTGGCAGAAGATAAATTTCAGAAAATTCAAAGCATGTTCATACCAAAGTTGAGAGGATAGGAAAGGAAAGATGATAGTTTTAGTGTTTTAACAATTTTAATTTTTAAAATTTCTTAAATTTTCGCCTCTATTATTGATTTTCGTTGGTGACCATAGAAGGTTGCAACGCTCGTCTCACTTCTTCTTCATGAACGCGAAACGCGTAATTTAAAAAATACATTTGTTGTGCTGGATGCAATTCCTGGAAGAAACGGCGCACGTAGGATCGTGTCACACACTTCTTGAGTGGTCGCAGGTCAGCCAAAAACGCTTTATGCAACATGAAAAGAAGCGAGCGATACTGACGGCTCACCTCCGCATGTTTGGTTCGTTTGGCGACAAAACACTCGAAATAATGTTCGAACAGTGTGGCGTTGAACATTCTCCATTGGTCTCTGAACTGCAAGAAATCCTTTTTGTACTCTGGGTAAAAGGTCAAAAACTCTTTGATTTTGTCCTGTTGTCGCAAGTACAAATACTGGTACATCAATTTGGGTTGGTTGCCCCGCAACTGTCGCACCTGCTCGTAAACCGGGTTTCGAACTTTGGCGCGATGATTCGTTGGCTTGTGTCGAAACACGCATCCCATGACATAGTAATTTGTGTTCATGGAGGCGAAGCGTGCGACAGCTTCGGCGTAGGTGGTTACTTTTGCAGAATAATCCAACGGAAAGTGCACGGGTGGGGCGTCCGAACCTGTCCACCATTGCTGCCATTGCCGACGTTCTTCAAAGAGAAGTCGTACTGTTTTTCCAGTGATTTGGTACAAATCCACCAAATACAATTTGGCCTGGTCAAAGGGGCAAACGATTCGGTTGCCTGGATGTTGCAACACGAAACTGTAGCAGAAGGATGGATTCAAGCGAGAGAGATCCAGACCAACTTCGTCAAACATTTCGCGGAAGGTCTTGCTGCCGATCATTCGGTAAAAGGACACGTTGGCGCCAATAGAGCGACGAGTGGCCATCTCCCATTGTGTTCCCGTCCAAAAAACGTTGATCATAGTGCCTTCGACGAATTCTTCTGCTGTCACCTCCGAGAATGGATGGTCTTCCATGAATCTTTCCATGGAAGTCGATTTGGGAGGTGAGAAGGATAGCAATTGGCCGCCGCTTGCATCGAGTACGACCGAACGTATAAGGCCAACGGTGGCTACCTCGTCTTCTGACAAGACGGATTTGTCATAGTTGACCAGGTTCAGGCCATTAGACGCTCGGCGAAGCAATTTGCTGTGTTGGAGAAGCTCGTCAGAGATGTAGTGTTCAGCCATCCGAAAGACTAATAAGGGAGGGGGAAATAAATAGGCGAAAAAAAAAAGAAACTTGCACAAAAACAGACTTATACGCTTTATACCCTTTTTTTTTAGGCGCCATATACCAGAGACCCTGAGATGAGCAATGAGGAGACGCAAAAGTTCCATTTGGGTGACGTTCTCTATTTGGAAGATCCCAGGAACCCAGGCATTGACCGACAAATTTTCCTCGTCGACTATGTGGATAACCAAACCATCACTCTGGTCTCAGGAAATGTGAAAAAGATATTTGATTTGGATGAAAATACAGGTGCTATTAAGGGTGTGGCCAAAGTGAAGATTCGACAAGCAGGGAATGGACAAGGTTATGCGAGACAGCATGGCTTAAACGTGGGGCGTCGCATGAATATTGTCTTTCGCGAACAAGATGGCGCACAGTGCATTTCCACGGGAACAATCGTTGCCCAAGATGATGAGGAAGACTCCATCGATGTGGCGTTGGAAGATCGCCGAAACACCCGGATTCACATC